CATTTGAGAATATTCCTATGACTATCACAGGATCTGATGTTGTTCTTCCTGAAGATGGCGAGTTCTGGCCTTACTTCGGATCAAACGATCAAACAGCAGAAAGGTGGCCAGCATTTAATCCTCTACCTGCTCTAGCCAACCATCTTGATGTCCTGGCTACAGGAAAGACTGCTTATCAAGTTTCAGATGGAGACTATGTAACCATAGAGAATCTAGGAAATATGCCTTCATCACAATGGATTATTCTGGGTGCAAAATATGGCGCAATTGGTGAAGATTTTGTTGTTAAGAATGTTTCGGATATAACCGCTGGCTACACCAATACTAAAGTTCTTGATAATAAGGGCAAGTTAAGTTTCTCTAGATTAATGTACTTATTGACCAGGTTTAAAGCATACTCTAGATTCGTTATTTCTGACAATACGACCAACACACTGTTTACTGACACAATAGCTAGTCCGTACAGTATTCCGTCAACACTAAATCTTGCTGAGTTTGATGTGATCGTCAATGGAGACACATCTAAAATATTACAGATAACTGCTCTTGGTGAGAAAAATGATTCCGCTTCTTTCACTATAGGTAATGTTGATAATCAAGAGAGAGTTACACTTATAGCTGATCAGATAGGCGAGTTTTCTCGTGTAACATTTCAGGATAGTGATTATGGTATGAGTGGTCCTGACGCAGAGAATCTAACTACTACGATAGAAGATGCTTTTGATCCTATCACACTCACATTGGGATCTATATCTGAGATTGAGCGTGATAATCCAGGAAGCAACTATACTAGCGATGTTAATGTTCGAGTAGTTAATGAGATAGTTTCTAAGTTCAATAAAAAGGACATGATATTAAGATTCGATAACGTCAACTTCTTCTTGAGAGAAGGTGACTTAGTGACTCAAAGATTGACTTTGCCTGGAATAGACATAGATACAGTTAACGGATTATCTGAAGCTACTGTAGAATCTATGCCTGCTTCGGCTGGCTCTAGTACAACCACATTCGATCTAGTTACAACTCAAGAGTATGATGCTAAAATAAAATTCATCAGAAGAGAGGGTAATGACTTTTACTTTAGACCTATGAGTTTCTATTTAATAGACACTTCTTTACCCATCTCAATTAAAGGCTCAGATAAGAACATTACGTCTTTTCGAGTAGACGAGTCTTCTTTGCCAATGGGCGCTAATGCTAAGATTGTCGGAGATGCATTGTATCAGGCAGGACAACTTGTGGATGTGAATATTGTTAAGTCTGGCTATAAGTTTTCAGACGAAGAAGAAGTTGACATAATCAACTTAGAACCTACAAGTGCATCGTACAATAAAAAAATAGCGACTGCTGATATTAGAACGCTTACTCAAGGTAAGACAGAAGGAAGATGGAGATCAAAAACATCTTTCTTAAGTGAAGATAGTAAAAGAATACATGATAACGATTACTATCAAGAGTATTCTTATGACATATCTTCTATCGTAGATCCGTCTAAATATAACGAACTACTTGATCAAACTGTCGCCGTTGCTGGTACAAAAAGGTTCAGTACGCCTCTCATAAATAGTGATAGCAGTGTAGACAGCGGCTTAGAGATAGAGTTCACATTCTTCAATATTCAATCAGGGCAATTACAGACTACAAACGGTGACGATTATCTGACTCAAGATGATGACAATCTTCATGCAAGCCTCTCTACAGAAGACACGACTACCGGTTAATTATAAATGGCTAAACTAAAAATAGTATCAGATGGCGATCCGCATCCAGCACTAGCTGGAAATAATCTTGTGGACGAAACATCTGAAAGAGAGTTTACCGATGCCTTCAGCATCTTAGATCAGTCACATAATTTTGATATAACATATAGGGCTGGAACAAATAGCGATGAGCCTGAGGCAATTAATCCCTCACTGCCTATAGGTATTACGACCAATGGTGTAGTGATCTATAGTTCAGCGGCAAGTGGTAGTTCTCTGCCATCATCATCATCGATTGCTCCTAACGGATATAACTGGGATATGGGATTCAGTGGATTTTCGACAAACTTTCCTCTTGATCCTTGTGGCGGTAAAGCAGATGATATATCAGGAGAATATAGATATAGAACAGGAAACTTTCACACAAAAGGTATGGCTTCATCCGGATTCGTAGATTCTAGCACATATTACTCAGCAACAGGAGCTTTTGGTAATACTAACTTAGATAGACTTAGACACGGCACACTGAATCATAATGGAACAGACTATACAACGGGCCATTCTAGAATTGTAGGATGGGCATTTGATGGTTATCCTATATACGGACCTTATGGCTTCAGTAATCCTCTTGATCCCACTAGTTCTGTTGTAAGAATGAGGAGCTCTTATGAGCTAAGAAGCCCAACCAATATATTGCCTGGTAGACCTCCATTCTCTCAGGTGTCTAATGGATCATTTGTGCAAGATTATGTATTCGATTTAACAACAGGAACATTAGATTCACATAACGGAAGATTTTGTATAACTCCTGACTATAAGCAAGGAACTTATGCATACTTTCTAACTTTTTCGGATTCTGGAATAGTTGATCCAGAATATCCATACATAATAGGACCTAGCACTAAACAACAACGAGTGCTTCTTTAATATAAACGGATAGAACTAATGGCAAAAATTATAACAGAAAACTTTAAGATTGAGACGACCAAAGAGTTGTTTAAGTCATTTGAAAATCAGAATAGTACTCTGAGTTCTAACTTTCTAATTCAGTTAGACGCATTTGATGGTGAAAATAATGACTTGACCATATCGTCTAATGATAAGACCACAATACAATCATTTGTGACAGATCAGCTTACGGCATTAAGACCTGAGTCTAATTACTACATAATGGCATCCACAGCTTTAAGTTCTAGTGAAGCTTCTGGACCAACTGCTATTAGTAATACACAAAGTTCAAAAAGAGATTTTCTTAGAAAGGTTTTGTTTGGAGTAAAAGTTAATTCTTCTGTTGCACGTTATATGTTCTATGAGAATCAGTGGGTAACAGGAACAGTTTACGATGCATTCGATGATTCTAAAGATATTGAAACACAAAACACCATAGTCACTGTTGCGGCTGATAATGGAGATTATCTAGTATACAAGTGTATAGAGAACAATGGTGGGAATCCATCAACTGCGTCTCTACCCACAGAAATAGATTCTACTAATTATCAAATAGTTCAGGTTGCAGATAGATATGTTTGGCACTATATGTTCACAGTATCGTCTTCAGAAGCTAATACATATCGTTCAACTGGAAGCTTGCCTGTTCCTGAGCCAGAACCCGGTATATATGGCAACAAAGATGTTGTTGCTAATGCAAAATCAGACATATCTCAGATAGTTATTGAAGATGCTCTTCCGGCACAGTTCAGTCAGTTCTTGTTTGGAAATGCTACCAATATAGATAACGGATCAGATGTCAGTATAGTAAATCCAGAAGCTGAAGGATCTCTTGTCGGTAAAAAAGTAGTGGTTGTTCAGGCTACATCTAAACCTGGTAGACAACTCTACGATAGTGTTAATGCGTATAAGGATATGTACTTAAGAAACTCTGCAACTGGAAAACTGTATAATGTATCAGCCTCTTCTTCAGATGTGCCTGCTAATCAAATTACTTTAACTGTAGACACTTTAGGCACTGACGTTATCGACTCTAATCAGTTGCACCAATTAGTGCCTAAAATAATTGTATCGGCATCTAGTCTGGGATCATATTCAGCTAAGGCTTACGGAATACTGGATCAGTTTGGCACATTAGCTAGAATAGGATTTGAATCTAAGGGAAATAGCTATCGGTTTGCTAAAGCATATGTTGCTTATCCACCACCGCTTAAAGAGGATTCTGGAAAGAATAATCCTGCAGTGCTTAGAGTAATAGTCTCTCCCGGAGAAGGACATGGATCTAATACTAGAACAGAACTGGCAACTAGTCGTCTAGCTATCGTAGCTAACTTCAGTGGAGAATCTGATCAAATACCGGACTCTAATACATACACTCAGGTAGGACTAGTTAAGAATCCTACGTTCACCGACTCTACTTCTCCAGTGGAGTTTGACAACAGAATTAATATTATAGTGACCACAGCCAATGCTGTTGGAGCGACTCAAGATAAGTTCTTAGAGCAGTATGTTAGAACTATTCCAGTTCAAAATATGCTCAATGGGTCAGAATATGTAATTTCTGATTTAGGCACAATGCAAGTATCAGAGTGGCAAAGTTTAGGATTATCTGGTACACCTGTTTCAGGTAAAACTTTTACTTTTAATGGCAGTTCTGTTCAATCAGACTTTGACGGAAAAGTTTCTGTCAGTATAGATGTAACACAGTATGATTCTTTTAGTAATGATGATGAGATAGTTAGAGGTAAAATTCACGAGACAAAGCTGAAGCTCGATGGCTCAGGAAATGCAACAGGCGATACAATCATAAGCGTTTCTAATTATAGCGGCGATTTTAAAAATACCTTTATGCCAGGAAAAGTATATGTTCATTCATCAGAGTATAGTTCTTCTGCCCCCACTTCAGTAATAACTATAAATAGCTTTAGTACAATAACATATGGAAAATATAGTCCGTATAGTGGAGAACTACTACACTTCATAGATTTTTCTCCAATCACAAGACAAGTAGATAGACGAGAAAAAGTAAAGTTCACATTTGATTTTTAAGGAAAGAGAATATAGCCCATGGGTATTAACACAGATTTAAACGTAGATCCGTATTACGATGACTTCGATGAAGCCAAGCAGTTTAATAGAGTTCTATTTAAGCCAGCAAAGGCAGTTCAAGCACGAGAATTAACTCAGCTTCAGACTATTCTTCAGAAGCAAGTTGAAAGATTCGGGTCAAACGTGTATAAAGAAGGCACCATCATCAGCGGTATCAACCTGACTGCTCGTGATGATATTTTCTATGTAAAACTAAGTGATCAGGCAGGATTTAATGATCCCACCATCTTCAATGAGACGATTCAGGCTGATGGCACAAAAGTCAACTATATCTTGACTGGCCAACTTTCTGGTCTAAAGGCAGAGATCATTAGCGGTGCTTCAGGGTTTGAAACTCAAAATCCAGATTTGAAAACTTTCTTCATCAAATATTTAAACACAGCATCGCCAGATAATGTTGATGTTAAGCAGTTTCTACAAGGTGAGCCACTAGAAGTAACCCTATCAACAAATCCCACATCTGTTGTGAACAGTGTAACGGTTACTAACTTAGCTAATCATGTTGGCAAATCTTTCGGTGTTCAGTGTGAAGAGGGTGTTATTTATCAGAAAGGACACTTCATTTTCGTTGACAATCAATTCATTATTGTTGAAAAGTATAGTAATGTTCCCGGCAATAAATCAGTCGGCTTTAAAATCAACGAAAACATTATTAATTCTAATAGTGAAACTAGCTTACTAGATAACGCTTCAGGATTTAACAACTATAATGCTCCTGGCGCAGATAGACTACAACTTGTTCCTACTCTTATTTCTTATTCTAGTTCTTCAGAGCCAGAAGAGTTTTTTGCACTAATACGTTACGTTAACGGTGAAGCTGTTCGACTCAGAGATGTCACTCAGTTTAACGTCATAGGCGATGAATTAGCTAGAAGAACTTATGAAGAATCTGGTAACTACTCTACTGTAGGTCTAAATGCTACTTTAGAAGTCGAAGCTGGTGTTCCTAGAGTTTCTGTGTCTCAAGGTAAAGCATTTGTTCTTGGCAGAGAAGTGACCACTGTAGGAAACGATAAGATAAATTTAGAACCCGTTACTACTACTCAGACTAAGCCAGATCAGGCTAGCGGAGTTAGTTTCGGACAGTACTACGAGTTTACCGATGCCGGTGCCGGTGGTACAGAAGTCCCAGCTTTCGTCTTAAATGGCACTAGATATGCGATGTATGACACTCTCGGCACCACTATTGTAGGACATTGCTCTGTATCAAGTATTGAGACAGGTAAGATATATGTTTACGCAATTAATAAGGTGTCTGGACAAGAGGGCGTTACTCCTAGATACATAGGTAGTAGTTCTGTTATGGCGAATAATTTAGACTTAGGATCAGTTTTAGCTACTAATGAGCTTCAAGAATCGTCTAATGGCTCTCGCATCTTTGATACAGGTAAGTTCGGAATAAACTCAGTTTCATCAACTCAATTAGTTAAGAGAGTTCAAAAAAATACTGTTACTAATGCTAGTTATCAGGTCACTATATCATCTACATATGGTGGTGGTGGTACCACTGAAGTTCAGCCTATTGCAGACGCATCGACTATAGTTGCTATCGATGCCAACGGTAGATCGTGGAAGCCAACTAGTGCGGTGCTAGAGAGTGATCAAGACCTTCTTATAACTTTTCCTGCCGGTATTACATCTAGTGAGAACATAACACTATATTACAATCAAGTCTCAGCTGGAAATAACATAACACATGATAATTTACAGTTAAAAACAGGCTTTATTAGAACTGGTGTTTCTTCAGGAATAGGCAAATTAGGTCTTGCAAATGTTGTTAAAATCAACAGCATTTTTGATCAAGCTGGCGCAACTGATACTGTTGCAGATCGGGTTGATGTTACTAACAAGTTTAGACTAGTAAACAATCAAAAAGACTCTTACTATGATCTTTCTTATGTTCAGTTGAAGGCAGGAGAATCATACTCAGATACCGATCTAATCATAAACGTAAGCTACCTAGATAGAACCTCAACAACTGGTGGCGGATACTTAACAGCTAATAGCTATGCTCACAGTTCTATAACAGGCATTTATGATGTTAAGTCTTATGAAGCAAGAAACGGATTTCTGTATAATTTGATGGACTCATATGACTTCAGACCATATGTAGCTACCACATTGCCTGCCGGCACTTCTCCATCTTCAACAGCTGGTGGTGCCCCTATTCCAACGACTCCATCAGATTTAAGCATTCCCGCATTCAACATAAACATAGCTAATAATTCGACTATTAAGTCAGAACTAGAGTATTATCTCTCTAGAGTTGATAGAGTTGTTATTGACGAATACTCAAATATTAAGATCGTTAAGGGTGATGAGTCTGAGAATCCTAAAGAGCCTTTAACTCCAGGACTTTACTCTATTGCGACTATATCTATTCCAGGAAATAGCACCGCTATATCTGGAGACAACTCCATTAGTCTTGATACTCAAAGAATTCGAAACTACACTATGGAAGATATTGGTGATATTGATCGAAGAGTTCAAACACTAACTGAGATAGTGGCCCTTACTGTTGCTGAAATGTCGGCAAACGATCTTATCATAACAGATGCCAATGGAGCAGATAGATTCAAAAATGGTATTTTAGCAGACACGTTTAACAATTTAAAATTAGCGGATATTGTTGATCCGGACTTCAAAGCTTCTATTGATAGAGAGAATGCTAAAGTTTCTCCTTCTGTTAAACAGTTTCCTATAGACCTCAAAATTGGCACTGGACATACAGGATCAATACATCCATCTACTGCTAGCCTAGCAACAGATGGATCAATAGTAAGTATTATAGAACAGCCTTTTGCGACAAACTTTAGAAACTGTGTATCTAATTATTACAATTATAAAGGTAATGCGATAATACATCCTCCGTTTACTTCAGACTATGACGTTATTCAGAATCCTGCAGTAAATATAGATATAGACTTAGCAACTCCTTTGCTAGATTTAGTAGAAAATATTCAAGAATTTGTTCCTTTGACCACTAGTACTACGACTGATCTTGGTTGGCGAGCAACAGGCAGATCAAGAGGAATTATTGCCAATAGACTTAACCAGACTACTACTAGAACTTTACAGTCAAGGACTTCAACATCTAGAAAGAATGTAGGTAATTTTGTAACTGATGTTAATATGAATCCATATTTGAAGCGACAGCATATTAAGATTTTGGTAACTGGATTAAGACCCAATACAACACACTACTTCTTCTTTGATGGTAAAGATGTGAACAGTAGTGTATCTCCTGCGTATCATCGTATTCGTGATGGAAGATTAAACGTCAGACGAGTCTTTGGCAGATGGTGGAGAAGAAGAAATACCTTACCGATCAAGACTGACGCAAACGGAACATTGTCTGCGGTATTTGTTATACCTGCAAGCACATTCTTTGTCGGACAAAACGTATTAGAAATTGCTGATGTGGATCAATATAGTTCTATTGACTCTGGATCAACTTCTTATGCCAGAGCGACACATAGAGGATATAGCTTCTCACTTAATAAGTCTCAGTTAAATACCACGACCAGAACAGTAGACTTTAACACTGAAGTCAATGTTACGACTCGTACATGGCAGAGAAGACGAAGAGATCCAATTGCTCAGACATTTAGAGTTAGATCGGCAGACACCAATAACGCTAATGTCGTATACATATCAGAAATAGATGTGTACTTTAAAAACAAATCTAATACACAAGGTGTGACATTAGAGATTAGAGAAGTCGAAAATGGATATCCTTCTAAAAAGGTTCTTCCGTTTGCAAGTAGACATTTAGAGTCTAGTTCTGTAGTCAAAACTCCTACAGGCATTACTCCAACAACATTTACTTTTGATAATCCAGTTAGACTTAATGCTAATGCTGAATATTGTTTTGTGGTTGTTCCAGATGCTAACGCTCCAGACTATCTAATCTGGACATCTAAAGTTGGTGAAAATACTGTTGCAGATCAAAAAGCAGTCACTAACGATTGGGGAGACGGGGCACTATTCACCTCTACAAACGATAGTGCATGGAAATCATATCAAGACGAAGATATCAAGTTTACAATTAAGAGATATAATTTCAACACTACAGGCACTATTGATTTAGTTCCTAATGATGTAGAGTTCTTGACTATAGCGGATAATGCGTATAATGTTTCTAACGATATTTCTACGGGAATGAAACACTTTGAAGATGGTGAAACTGCTTATATTAAAAAGACTACATCATACACCTGTTCGGTTGGTGGCGATACAGACGCTCCCTCAATAGTCACTATTAGTGGAGACGTTAGTACAATCTTTACTGTGGGAGATTTCATCTACATAGAAGAAAATTCTACTAGTGAAAATAAGTTAGCTACTAGAATAGAAAGCATTGTCGTTGGCACAACCAGCACTGTAATCACGATTGAAGATCCGTTTCTCCTTAGTGGAAATAACTTTACTGCATTTGTTTGTGTTGGTGGTGAAGTATCATACTACAATAAGAATAAGCCTAATAAGATTCATTTGAAAGAGTCTTCTGCTAGAAAGAGCAACTTCATTGACGATAACACTACACTATCATTTGGAGCTTTTGTTCTTGGCGACACATACACTATTGAGACTTTAGGATCTAGTCCTGCTAGTGTTGCCGATGTTACTGCTGCCTGGAGAGAAGTTGGTGTTCCGGACACTGTTACTCCTGCTGTAGGAACAGTGTTTAAGGCAACTAATGCCAGCTCGTCTTCTCATGCGACTGCTAATGGAACTGCTAGGCCTAACACTCAAGTTATAATAGGTTTAGATAGTGGAGCATCAGCTACAGTGATTAGTACTGATGTCGAGAAGATATCATACTTCCAGAGCCAAGTGCAAGTAGACAATACCTTGAATAGTTCTAGTGAGTTTGAAGTTCATCAAATTGATACTGCTGGAGCATTATCTACTAAACCTATAGCATCTAATGCAAATGTTTATAATACAGGTGCGCCAAATATTGTTAGTAGCACGAGTGAGTTAGTAAGACAGCTACCTAATGAAGTACAGGTTATTACTCCAGACTTCAAGATTAGATCAAAACTAGCCACAGCAATATCTACGGTAACTCCTTTACTAGATATCGATCTATCTATGATAAATGCTTATCAGTATAATATATCCAGTGATATAGGAACTACTTCGCAGTGGGTTGCTAGAGAAGTTTCTTTGAAAGATGGTTATCCTGCAGAAGGACTAAAGGTCTTTATTACTGGATATCGTCCTGCTGGAACATTCATTGATGTGTATGGTAGATTTATTCAAGAAGAAAATAATGATGTTAAAACTTCTTGGATTAAACTAGAATCTTTGAGTAACGATCTATATTCTAGTTCAGTTGATAAGAATGATCTTAGAGAATTTGAGTACGAAATCAAAGAAAATACAGCAATTGCGGCTGGTGGCATAGACTTTGAGTTTAGCAACTTTCAGCTTAAGTTTGTGTTGCGACACGGCACTACTTCAGAGTTATCAACTAAAGAGTTGAATAATATTACTACAGACATACATTTATTCCCAGAGATGCATGACTTCAGAGCAATAGCGATTAACTGATGATTATTAACCGACAGTACAGTAGACCTGATAACGGTGTAGGATTAGTTAACTCTGATGCGGATGCATATAAGAGTGCTGTTGCAAGAAGAAAACAAGATAAATATATTAAAGGGCTAGAGCAAAGATTAGAAAACTTAGAAACTGCACTAGACTCACTACAATCACAGTTAAAGAGATTAAGAAATGACAACTAATACTATAACCGATTTAGCCAACTCATCGACATTTGATAACTGGAAAACCAAGACAAATGATTTGATTGCTCATGCGAGAATAGGCGCAACATTGGGTGACAGCCAAACAAATACCGGTAACTTAAAGCTGACCGGTAATCTAGTTTTCACGAATGCGTTGAATAGCATTAGCGTAGATAATATTTCTACTATCTCGGGAACTGCAACAATAAATCTAACCGACCATATTAAAGTGCAGGGTGACATTACTTTAAATAATAAAACAGCTTCGGCAACAGCAACAAAGATACAGTTTGCTGAAGGAGCGTCAAGTGATACACTTACTTGGTTTGTCTCGACTAATGCCGACCACTCTAAGCTAGAGTTAGGAAGAGGATCGAAAAAACTTATATTAGATAACACAACCAGTACTATTACTGCTCAAAACCTCTCTCTCGATAGTGCTATATTACAGAATGCTTTAAATGGAATTGCAATAGGTACAGGCACAGCAGCCGCTGGAACATTCACAGACTTGAATGCGCTTGGAACTGCTGACAGCACTTCTGCGATCAACAGAGTTAGAATAGGAAATATCACTCCGTTGTCTGGATCATTCACAACTCTTAGTGCATCAACTAGCGCAGATTTAGATAATGTAGATATTGATGGTGGTAATATTGACGGTGTTGCGATTGGTGAAAATACTCGAAGCACTGGTAAATTTACTAATATTGAAGCTAACGGCACTATAACTGGTAATCTTACTGGCAATGTCACAGGATCAGTATCGGGATTATCTGTCGCCCTTCAATGTACACTTGTTAAGCTTATGTATCCTGTAGGCGCTATATTTCAGAGCGGTAGTTCTTCGAATCCTGGTAGCTCTTTATTGCCAGCGGGTGCGGCAGGTGGCTCTGTGGGTACATGGCAAAAATTCTCTCAAGGTAGAACTCTCATGGGTGCCCATGACGTTATTGATTTTCACAGTGATACTACACAAGCGTCTACTGTAACTTCTGATGGCCGAACACTCACTCTTCATATGCAGGGCAATACTCCGGTCAGTGTTGGCGAAAAAGTTCAAATACATCACGC